TTAATAGCTTCAAGAACATTTATGCCGCTTACGTTTTCTCCATCGTTATTAACGAAACCTTCTATTTCTCCCTCGCAAACCAAATCAAGACTTTTTACAAAATCAGTGCTTTGTAAAAAATTACCGCTAGGTGGAGACAGTAAAGAATAATTTATATCTACACCATCTTTACCTCCTCTACCCCTAAAGGATTTTGATATCCTGTTTTTGAGTATTCTCATTATAGATAGTTATTCTTTAATAAATTAAGATTTAAAAATTCAGATATTTGATTTTTTATATTGTCGGTATAACCAAAATCACTATTATCAAAAACATTATCTTCCAAATCTTTGTTTGTTATGTATGAACTTACAATTTGAGAGCCAATCCTTAATCTTCCGTAACCCAAAGGTAATGGTTGACCCTGTCTTGCTAAATTGTCTGGAGTTGAAAATATATAACTTTGACCTTTGATTGCAGCTTCGATTGTTCTTCCTTCTAGCGCCTCTTGAGGAAATAATAAATATTGAATACCCGTAACAATAAGATTGGTAACAAGAGAAACCAACATAGTAACTGGGTCGGCACCACTAATACAAGGAACAATTTCTATTGTAGATTCTGGCTCAACGTCTTTAAAAGCCTTAACGTTTTGAACGAGTTTTCTGTTCACTAAAATTTGATAGTTTATACCTCTTGTGCCTTCTTTAACCAAATAGTTTTTAAAGTTCGGGTAAATAGAATTAATTGCAGAAATCGCGCTTTTTAAATTACCGATATTAAAAAACTCAAACCCCTGTTGAAACTCTTTAGAGATTTTTCCGTATAAAATTATTTTTGTTTTCATGATGTTGGATTTAAGTATGTTGTATCTGGTTCTTCAAATTCCTCGTTTTTGATATCTCTTCTGTTTCTCCAATTTACAGGTTCTGTATATTGCATAACAAGTTTGCTTCCGACCTTGAGTCTTCCATATCCAATAGGAACTTTAGAGCCTTGTTGTTCTTTGTTTTCCAGATTTTGGAATCTTGTGCTTTGCAAAACAACAGCTTCTTCTGCGCCCCCATAAGATTCTTCATCTGCTGGAGAAATAAGATTAAGAATACCGCCAATAGCCATAGATTGAGCAAGACCCAATACCCCTTGAAACAAGGTAGAAACAAATAAATTTAATACAGCGCCAATATTTCCACTTATAATAGGAACTATATTATATTCTTTTTTGCTTTTTATTAACTCATATAAAATTCCTTTTTGAGCCTGTTGTTGTATAAACAAACGAAACTGGGGAAGGTTTGCACTTAAAGCGTCAAATATAAGTTCTTCGTCTATTTCAAAAGGAAAAGAAACTTCTTTTTTAAATTTGTGAGCAAGTATTCCGTGTAATTTTATTTTCATAGTTGGGTTTTGAGTTTTTCTATGATTTCTTTGTCTACATCCAAAAACTCTGGAACATAAATAGAAAATTTTTGCGTTTGGTTGGAAAAAATAACAAAAGGAACACAGGTCGCTTCTGAACAATTTTTATCATATGGGCTAGGTTCTTCGTTTCCATTTGGATGAGAATGAAATACGGCAACAAGCTTATTGTTTTCTCGCGCGTGTAAAAAACTTTTGGCAGAAATGTAAAATTCCGATTCTTTGTCTTCCGCCATATTTTCTACTTCGACAATATCAAATTTATTGTCTTTTAAAACTATGAATCCACATACTTCTTCTTTTGGTTTTTTAAAAGAAGACTTTCTTATTTTTCTACTAATCATTAGAAGCTAAAGTTATCGGTTCCAGGAAATCCGCCAAAAGGTAAGGGTTTGTCGGTGTTAATTCCGTCTTCCCCCTCGTAGGTTTTGTTGTCAAATCTTAATTTGCAGGCCCCAAGCTTCTTAGAACATTCGTCTTTAACCCAAAGATCGTCTCTTTTCTCTGGTTTGAAGTCATTGGACGTTGGTGAGTGTCCAGATTTACAAACAAAATATATAGGGTGGTTCTGAAAATAGTTTGCTGTAAATCCTTGTGCGTTTGCAACCCTATCGCTTGTTGTAAAAACATAATCTCCAACTTCGTAGGTGTGATTTCCTGTTTGCCATCTTCCGCTATTCACAAGAACACCGTCTCCATAGCCGTGTATATCCGCACCTGTTTTATTAATCGGAAAAATATCTTCGTTTAATTTCCAATCAGAGCCGCTTGGAACAACAAACATATTATCTCTGATGTCTGAAATAGGTCTATCAAAACCATCACTTAAAGAAGCTGAATTATAACCATATCTACAACCATATCCTCTGTAAACCCAGTTACAGTATCTTGCGGAAATTTCTCTGTTGGGAATATTTACGTTTTCAAGCTCCAAACTTGAAACAAGCTCAAATTCTACAACTACCTTGTTCTCTAGAATTTTTCTGGAAATAAAAAACTTTTCGTCGCCAAGCCTTGCTGAAGAGTCTGCTGCTCCCCAAGGGTTTTGGTTGTTAGGGAAGTTAACATCATCAAGAAATTTAACAAAAGTTCTTCTTCTTACTAGTTTTGCGCCATTTAGGTTGTTATATTTTCTAAGCAATGAGGAAACATAAAGCCCAGCATTGGAAATTCTTATTTTTGGCCTAGGGAGACCCTGGTCACCTAATACTTCAAAACCTTCTGCTTCAATAGGTACAGCTAAATATTCTTGGCCTTCAAATGTAATAGGTCTAACAAAACCATTTGCCCCTCCATGAAAATAAATTACAGCTTGAGAATCATTCTGGTAATCGTAATATAGAGCATATAAATCTATTAAAGCAGTAGCTTCTAAATCCAATATTTCCCCAACGATTTTATTATTAATACCTTTTCCCATAAATATAATTACACATGAATTACTCTTATCGTAAGTTTGAAACACAAGATTTCCAAGAGCTTTTTAAAATCTTTTTAAAATTTCAAGAAAAAACCAAAATAGAAACTTTTTTTAATTTAACTGATGGGAAATCTCCTTCTTTCATTGAATTGTACCTCAGAAATGAATTCAAACAAATAATCAACAAAAGCAAAACATATGTAGGATTGTGCAATGGAGAAATTTTTGGGTTTGCTTGTTTCTGCGATAGTCAAATAAGATTAGATGGATTAGATTTACTAATAGTTTGCAAAGACCCAAGTCAAAGATTTAATCTGAGAATGAAAAAGTTACTTTTAGAAATTTTTGACGACGTTAAGAATAGCAGCGAAAAGCAAACAATTTTGTGCGCTCTTGGCCCAAGAGCAAAATTCGATTCTTATAAGAGATTTGTTGCAAAAATGTTCAATATTTCTATAATAAGAAAAAACCAACTAAAAAAAACAATAATTAAATTCAATGATTAGAAAATACAAATCGTCAGATTATGAATTCGTATTAAATGGCGTAATTTCAATACAAAAACAAATAAAAATGGCAAATTTGCCTTTAATTTCAAAAGGCCGTAGATACAAGAAAGAAGTCGCAAAAAAATTCGTAGAAAGTTTATTAAAGCCAGAAAATCTTTGCTTTATTTTAACTGATGAAGATGAAAACTCTATTGTATTTACTTGTTTTAAGCCAATAAATAAAGATTCTTGTTGTTTTGAGTTTTTCTTTAAAATTCCAACCGCCACCATGCATTCAAAAATTATTCGTGAATTTTTTAATCATGTTAAAAGCATAAAACCAATGTATGGGTTCAAAAATATGTACGCTAACCTTATGGAGCGTAAAGGATACAATAAATGGATATACATGGCAGAAAAACACTTTAACGCTGAAATAATTTCACAATCTAAAAATAAAAAAACAGTAGTTTTAAACATTTAATAATTTTTCATTTTAAGTGTAAAACAATAATATGGCAGACAAAAAAATATCACAATTAACAGAATTAACTACTGTAGACCCAGATAATGATCTTTTAGTGATTGTGGATTTTAACACAAATGAGACGAAAAAGGTTAAAATAAAAAATCTTCCTTACGGCTCGGAGATTACATTCTTTGCTCTTACCGATGAATCAACCAGTAGCAAACGAGTTGTCGGTTCATTGGATGCGGCTGATATCCCTGGAGTTTGTGCCTATGTTCAGATTGGTAACTCAGTGACATCGATTGGGAACGGCGCGTTTTCTAACAGTTCACTCACTTCAGTCACAATTCCAAACTCAGTGGAAACGATTGGGAGCTATGCGTTTAGTTACAATTCACTCACTTCAGTCACAATTGGAGATTCTGTGACATCGATTGGGAGCAGAGCGTTTTATAGGAATTCACTCACTTCAGTCACAATTCCAAACTCAGTGGAAACGATTGGGAGCTATGCGTTTGGTTACAATTCACTCACTTCAGTCACAATTCCAAATTTAGTGACATCGATTGGGGACTATACGTTTTATACCAACAGTTCCCTCGAATCAGTCACAATTCCAGATTCAGTGACATCGATTGGGGGCTATGCGTTTGCTCTCTGTTCACTCACTTCAGTGACAATTCCTAATTCTGTGGAAACGATTGGGAACAGCGCGTTTGGTGGTAACTCACTAACTTCAGTCACAATTCCTAATTCAGTGGAATCGATTGGGATGTTTGCGTTTTCTAACAACTCACTAACTTCAGTCACAATTCCAAACTCAGTGACACTTATTGGAAACTGGGCTTTTGGTAGAAACTCCCTCACATCAGTCACAATTGGAAATTCTGTGGAAACGATTTCGAGTAATGCGTTTCGTGACAACTTACTCGAATCAGTCACAATTCCAAATTCTGTGACATCGATTGGGAGCAGTGCGTTTAATAATAACTCACTAACTTCAGTCACAATTGGAAATTCTGTGGAAACACTTGGGAACGGCGCGTTTGTTTTGAACTCACTAACTTCAGTCACAATTCCAAATTCAGTAACCACGATGGGGGCCTATGTGTTTTCTGACAACTTAACTTTAAACGATGTAACAGCTAACATTACAAAGACTGTTTTTGATACGGGAACAAACATACTGAATAACACAGCAGCCAGTCTCACCCTCCGAGTTCCAGCAGGTGACGCAACATGGGACGCGCTTGAAGCTGCAAGTCCATCCGCGTATCAAGGTAATGCCGCCGTAACCGTTGTTCGAATCTAATATGGGCAAAACAATCCATTATACATCAGGACTTCCAAGAGCTTGCTCAACGCTCTTGCAGAATCTCCTTGCACAGAACCCAGAAGTCCATGCTACGGCGACCAGCGGAATGCATGAGATCATGTATCTGTCCAAGGCTTTCTTTAAGACTGACGAGTTTCGCACTATTCCTAATCCGAATGATGGTGAAAAGTTGTTCGGTGACTTTATGCGAGCAGGTATAACTAACGCATTCAACAACGTGACGGATCGCCCTATTGTGGTGGACAAATGTCGCAGTTGGATTGGTAGTGCTTCACTATTGTTCAAACTGTTTCCAGATGCAAAACTATTGATACCTGTTCGTGATATTCGCGGGGTGCTTTCGAGCATGGAGAAGAAGTTCCAGCAGCATCCAGAGTTTCAAATGGAAATGAGCCAGCAGGACACGGTTAACATTCAGACTATTGAGGGTCGTGTAAACTTCTGGCTCCAACAACCACCTGTCGGAATCGCTATTCAACGCATCCATGAGATTGCACGTCTTCATAAAGATAAAGTTCACTTTGTTCATGCAGAAGACCTAACCAGCCACCCGCAAGAAACGATGAACAGAGTGTGGAGTTACTTGGGTATGGAGCCGTTCATCCATAACACCGCCAACGTAGAGCAATACACACAGGAGCATGACCTTGGATGGCCTTTTGGTGATCACGTTATTCGCCCAGAGATCAAACCGCTCGTTCCAGACTGGCATGACACGCTTGGTCGCCAGCTTTCCGACCAACTCAATCAAAAATTTAACTGGATTAACGAATTATGAAAAACGCATTAATTAACAAAGAAACAAATAGCATTATCGAAGTTAAAGATGGTGATTTTTTAGATATACCCGAATTTGAAGAAGTAGTATCTATTTCTAATGCAAAAGCCGCCATTTTCGAATCTTCGACTGAGCCGATGTTTTTAATTAACAACGAAGTCGTTGGCTTAGACGTAAAGATGGCGACCAAAAGAGAAGAGAGGAGAGAGCAGCGATTTGCTGAAAATTCAAACCTTTTTAAATCTCGCAAGATCGAAGAAATTAAAAAGGCCAGAGATGCAGAATATAATGCAATTCTTGTAACTAGCGATGGCCTTCAATTCAAATCAGATTTAGAAACAATCATTGACGTAAAAACTTTGATTGAAATCCTTCCAGATGGAAGCTCTTTTGACGGCTATAAATCAGCAGATGGTTCATACAATACGATTACCAAAGAGCAATTCCAGACAGCGATTACAGAAGGTATAGCACGGAAGTCTGCCGCTTTTGCTAAGGAAGCCCAGCTTGTAGCGTCTGTAAGTGCCGCTACAACACTTGCAGAACTTGAATCTATTACTTGGTAATAAATAAAAAATAATTTAAAAAAATAATCAAGGCCAGTTTTAAAGACTGGTCTTTTTTTTTGCAAATTTGACTTGACAAAAGTCTTTTTTCTGATATTAATAAGACAATGAGCAAATGGACTGAACAACAACGCGGCGCTTTCTGGAAAAAAGAAGGCAAAAATGGCAAATATCTAGCTGGATACGTTACCATAGAAGGTAAGAAATATCCCGTTACTGTTTTTGCTAACCAATATAAGGAAAAAGAAAACCAACCCGAATTTATAATCTATGAAACATTTTCTAATTAATCTTTTGGTTTGCCAATTTTTGCTTTAATTATTTTGGTGCAAGAAATTATCTGGCTAATAGATAAATACAAAAAATCCAAAAAATAATTCACTTTTTATTTGACATTCTGAATATTTTAGTCATTATAACTATCATGTCTAAAAAATTATTAAATGGTAGAACACAAAAAAAGGGCGTAGGAAAGCTTTATGGGCGATCTCACGGAGAAATGGTATTTAACGATCATGTCGGTCACAAAGTTACGCAAAAAATTGATGCGGCGATTAAGAAAAATTTAGAAAAATCAACGCCAAAGTAAAAAACTCTTAACTTAACGGAGAGATGAATCAGCACGACGAAGAATAATCGAATGAGAATTTACATACCACATCCGTTTAAAAAGCATGATAACTTTATTGACATGCAAGTAACTCCTTTTTTCTATTTAAAACCTTGGTATGATCAAAGTTTAGATATTGAAATTCAATATGAATACGGAGACGAAGTTTATGATAATTTCGCAGGATGGTTATGGTTTCAGTTTCATTGGTACTCAGTAAAATAATATGATAACAGAAAAAGAAATTTACGAAAAATATCCAAAGATTTTTGGTGATAAAGATAAATCAATGACTGAGACTTGTATGTGTTGGGGTCTTGAAGTACCAAGAAGCTGGCTTCCAATCATTGATGAACTATGTGACGCTATGACTAGTCGTGGATATGTTCAATACTGTACTGAAGTGGAAGGGGGTATTAATTTCCCTCAAGTTGTAGCAGAGCAAGTAAAAGAAAAATTTAACTGCCTACGCTTCTATTATCGTCTGGAATATGAGCAAGAAAATATACCAGACAGAGTGGTAAATGAGCATCATAAGTATATCGATGGAATGATTGCTTACGCTGAAAATAAGATTTATCGTTTAGAAAAAGATGAAAAACATAGTGCCATATAAACATCCAAAATATAATTGGATTTTCGCTAAAGACAGCAAATATGTATTGCGATTTATTGATCCTAATGTTGTCGGTGTTGTAAGAGGTAAATACGACAATATTTACGCCCGTATCATAGATTCAAAACTAATTATCTATAAAGGATATGCTTGTGATGGATGCACCCTAGCTCCAGACTTTTCTCGTGCATTGGAGGGTTGCTGCGTACATGACGCTCTTTATCAGATGATTGAACAAAATCCTGGCATTTTTACGGAAAAGCAAGCAAATCAAGAAATGAGATATATTCATAAGCATGGAAATTTTAAACTTGCATCTTTGTATTATTGGGCAGTTTCGGGGCTACCAAGAAAGATATATAAATTATGGAACCGTCACTAAATAATAAAAATAGAAATAAAAAATTAACGACCTTTGAAAAGGTTTTTATTATTGCATTCCTTACTCTATCGAGTATACTGTTAATATTCTGGTTAAGTCTATTATAGAATAGAGGAACTTTGATACAATAAGAATATGAAAAACGAAAATAAACCAGATCAATGGTGCATCATTAGAATTTTTGGTAATATCTATAAAGTCTTTGCCTCTTGGAGCGGAGGTTATCTCGATGGAGATAGCTGGAAGCTAAACAGCGGTATTGATAGAATTGAAGAAGATGGAGACTATTGGTTATTTTATGGTTATAGCGGAAGTTGCTATCGCTGTCATAAAAGGAGTTATGGTATCAGTAGCCCTTATAACGGAGCGATTCTAAAAAGTTTCTGTAAAGATACTAATGCAATCTCTATGAACAAATCTGAGGCGTTGGAATACATTAAATCCCAAAAATAATTGATTTTTAATATTGACATATCTATATAATCGTACAAAATACACTTATTATGAAAATGACACTAGAACAACATGGAGATAAATTCTCTATTGAAACAGAAGGCTATTGCCAAACAGCTATCGAAGTACTCGATTATGTATGTCAGATAATGATGTGCGCTGGTTATCATTACGAATCAGTAAAACAAGCAGTATTTGAGAAAGCCGAAGGATATGAATATGAAAGCAACAGTGAATAAAGAATTAGTAACACAAGTAAGCATTAAAGCAGATCGTTCTGATTGGCATCCAATTTTTAATACAATTAAAGTTGGGCCTGATGATGAAGCTGCAGGATCGTATCTCAAAATTGTTGGGGAAGATGAAATGAATGATGGTTGCGTCCTTACCTTAGATTGGGAGGAATGGGACAATTTAGTTGAAGTAGTCGCTAAGTATCGTAAAGATTGGGAATGGAAAGAAGTATAAAAGCTAAAGTCATAAAGACTGAAGATGGTGAACTCGCTATTCAGTTGACTGACGAAGAGATGGAATCACTTAATTGGAAGATTGGCGATGACATTGAATGGTCTGAAACAGAAAATGGTTTTAAGCTTACAAAGGTAGAGTTAAAATAATATGAAAAAACTAAGCGAAATATACAGAGAACTGGGGATCGACTTTACTTTCCCTATTAAGATCAAAGATGCCAAGGGCAAAAAGACCTACTTCGAGAACAAATATGGCTTCTGGAGCAAGCGTGAATACGATGTTAATGGCAACGAAACCTACCATGAGACCAGCGATGGCGATTGGTGGAAGTGGGAATACGATGCTAATGACAACGAAACCTACTATGAGACCAGCAAAGGCTTCTGGGTAAAGTGTGAATACGATGCTAATGGCAAAGAAACCTACTATGAGACCAGCAATGGCTTCTGGTGGAAGCGGGAATACGATGCTAATGGCAAAGAAACCTACTACGAGGACAGCAATGGCTTCTGGTGGAAGCGGGAATACGATTCCAACGGTAACGAAACCTACTATGAGACCAGCAAAGGCTATAAAGAAGGCACACCTCGGAGCCTGCTACGGCGTCGTAGCCACGGCCGAGGCCGCATTTGCTGGTAAAGTTATTGAAGTAGATGGTAAAAAATATAAATTAACGGAACTGTGATATGAATAATAAAATTAAAAAAATACTTTATAAAGAACAATCGCGTCAACTCAATACAATTGAATTGATTGCTTCTGAGAACTTTGCATCGGCCGATGTAAAAAAACTGTGTGGCTCTGTTTTCACAAATAAATACGCTGAGGGATATCCAGCAAAAAGGTATTACAATGGCTGTGAAAATATGGATGAGATTGAAACTCTTGCCATTGAGTCGTTGAAAGAACTTTATGGTTGTAATTATGCGAATGTTCAACCTCATTGTGGAGCAAATGCAAACACTGCAATCTATTCTGCATTTCTCAAACCAGGTGATAAGATTCTCGGAATGGATTTAGCATCAGGAGGGCATTTGTCTCACGGCTCTAATGTGAATATTTCTGGAAAGATTTACGAATCTCATTCTTATGGTGTAAATGAAAATGGATGGCTCGATTATAATGAAATCGAAAAGAAAGCTAAAGAGCTTATGCCAAAGATGATTATCGCTGGTGCAAGTGCTTATTCGCGCCAAATCGATTTTAAAAGTTTTAGAGAAATTGCTGATGAAGTAGGAGCGTATCTTCTTGTTGATATGGCGCATTATTCTGGTTTGATCGCTGGGGGTGTCTATCCTTCTCCTATACATTATGCTGACTTTGTAACATCAACAACTCATAAGACATTAAGAGGGCCAAGAGGTGGCATTATTCTTTGGAACGATGACAAGTATACAAAGAAAATTAATAGTGCAATCTTTCCAGGTACTCAAGGTGGTCCTTTAATGAATATCATCGCTGCAAAAGCTCAAGCATTTATCGAAGCAAATACAGACACGTTTAAAACATATGCCGAAAGAGTTGTAAGGAATGCTCAAGAAATGGCAAGGGTGTTTAACACAGAAGGTGTAAATGTTCTTACAGGTGGCACAGATTCACATATGCTCCTTTTAGATTTATCAGATAAAAATCTTTCTGGTCGAGTAGTTGCTGATGAACTCGAAAAGGTCGGAATTACAGTTAATAAAAATGGTATTCCTAATGACCCAAAGTCTTTTGTTGAGACGAGTGGCATTCGAATCGGAACTGCGGCTGAAACTACAAGAGGTAAAACCGAAGAAGATTTTAGAGATATCGCTCAGAAGATTTGTAATGTTATTTACAAACTAACGGAACTGTGATATAATAGTCTTATGAAAAAACTAAGTGAAACATACAAAGAACTGGGAATTGATTTCTATTTTCCTATCGAGATTGAAGAGGCTAATGGCAACAAAACCTACTACGAGGACAGCAATGGCTTCTGGTGGAAGAGGGAATACGATTCCAACGGCAACGAAACCTACCACGAGGACAGCAATGGCTTCTGGTGGAAGAGGGAATACGATTCCAAGAGTAACGTAACCTACTACGAGAACAGCGATGGCTTCTGGTGGAAGCGGGAATGCGATGCCAAGAGTAACGTAACCTACTACGAGAACAGCAAAGGCTATTGGAGCAAATATGAATACGATTCCAACGGCAACGAAACCTACCACGAGAACAGCGATGGCTACAAGGATGGCACACCTAGGAGCCAATCCTGTGCTGGTAAGGTTATTGAAGTGGATGGTAAGAAGTATAAACTATTGGAACTATGAAAAAACTAAGCGACACATTAACAAAACTTTCTGAAGCTATGGAATCTGGAATAAAGCAATACGAAACTAATAATGATGAATGGTGGAATAGTCTTTCAGAAGATGAGAGAATGGATGCCTTTTATGCTGTTGTTAAACGTATTCATAAAGCAGAATTAATTGACAAAGGAACTTATCGTTGGGCTTTATATGAAGTTTTCGGATTTGATGAATCAATGTATACGCTTGGAATAGATTGCGGATATATGGATTTACACAATGCGATTTCATGTAATAATGACTAATTTAAAAAGTTGTTTACAAACTAAAGGAACTGCGATATAATAATAATATGAAAAATACAATAGAAAATATTAAAATGTGGGGCATCAGAGGCTGGCTGTCTTATTGTGCGCCAAAACCTCTGAGTTACATCGGTGATTTTTTAGATTACATTTTGCCTAAATATTCATATAA